ATAACATGCTCCAACAGATCAACAGTATCGTCAGGAAGGTCATACGTATTTACTCCTTGTATTAGTGGGATGGTGCCAGTATCAATAGTCCACAAATTTATACCGCGATTAGCCCACTCCGTCAGCAACAAATTAAGACTGCGGCGCGCCGTGCGGAAATCATAGCCCGTGCGTAACTCCAAACCAACGCGCTCAAACGCCTCCTCCACAATATCATTGAGAGAAGGATTAAACGATGTTGTGCTAGTAGTTACGGCCATTATCTAAACCCCGATGTTTTCTTTGCGATATTTTTAGGCTGCGCTACAAACTGTTTACCTGCTGCTTTCCCTGCCCGCTTTGCCTTCGTTGTGGCGGCATACTCGGCTGGGCTTAGTGCCTTGATTGCCTTTTCCGGGAGATAACGCTCTCCTGTCTTTGACGACGGTTTTCCGCTTTTGGTTCGCCATTTCTGGTCACCCCATGACTTTAAGCTTTGTTGTGGGGCTTTCAATCTTTTGCGTCCTCTTTTTCCAACAACTCAACGTCTATCTGCTCGTCTGTCATGGCATCGCAAGTGCATTCGCCAGCTACGTCAATTAGACAATCTTCCGTGTGTTCAGTCACGATAACCTCCGCCAGCGGCTTTATACTTCTTAGCAACCAATTGTGCTTTACGGGCTGACCACTGACCAGCGCCTGTGCCATGAGTTGCTGCGGCCTTTACTTGGCTTACGATCCTCTTACGTAGACCGGGCTTGGTGTAATTACCAGCAGCATTAACCTTTCCGCCTTCTTTGTACTGCGTGAAGTCGGTGGAATCTCGGCGGGCTTTCTTTTTCCCGCTTGGCATTTTGGATGGGCTGATATCACCCATACCGCGAGATGGTCTCATATCAGCAATACCCGCCCTTTTTCATCTTGGACATGCCGCCTTTATTCATACCTTTAGCGCCACTCATGATGCCTACAGTCTTACCTGAATCACCATAATTTTTGCCTACAGTTTTGCCTTTTACAGCAACACCATCACGGCTAGGAGCGGCAGTCTTTACTTTACCCATTGATGTCATGCCGCCATTAGCCATTTTTTTCATAGCCATGCCGCCTTTGTTCATCTTGCCTTTTCCGTCAGCAGCGAATGCTGGAACTTTTACGCCATCTTTCATGACCATAGGCATGCCGCCATCAGCGTATCCGCCCATAGCCATCTTTTTCGTCTTGCCGCCACGCTTCATGCCAGCTTCAGCCATCTCATGTTTCATCATGGACTTAGGAGCGCCTTTAGCTTTCATGAACGATACTTCCTTTTTAACCATCTTCTTTGACTCAGCCATACCGCCTCCAGATTTAGTAAATTCTTTACCCACGGATTGTGGAACACCAGTCTTCTTTGCAAATGCAGGATTGTGGGCAACTGCCTGCATAAACCGTTCTTGCTTTTTAGATACAGCAGGCATTACACAAACCTACCTTTTGTCTTGCCACGTTGGGCAATACCATCTCCACGATTAGAGGCAGATGAAGATTTGACTTTACCGCCTTTTTTAAAGTATTGAGGTGGATTAGGATTTACTGGTACAGGCATAAACCTAGCGTTAGGTTCATAAGCTGGACCATCATAATTAGGCTTGTTTGGTGCCATAGCACCGGGGTTTGGTGCCATAGAACCTGGTGGTGCCGTATTATTTTTCATAAATTCTGCTACGGCAGCTGCCTGTTTTTTCATAAGCTCGTCATCTCTAGCACGCATAGGCGGCATAGGCATAGGCTTAGGCGGCGCTGGATAGGTTGGTTTTAGAGGCATAGGCGGCATAGGCATAGGCTTAGGCGGCGCTGGATAGGTTGGTTTTAGAGGCATAGGCGGCATAGGCTTTGGCGGCATAGGCTTTGGCGGCATAGGCTTTGGCGGCATAGGCTTTGGCGGCATAGGCTTTGGCGGCGGAGGCGGCGGTAGAGCGTTTGGTTTTAAAGGGTCTCTATTAGGTTTTTTATCAAAAGGTGTGCTCATAATTAAGCTCTCGTCTTTCCGCGAATGGCGCAGCCGTCCGCACGTTTAGAGGCAGACGACACTTTGCCGCCCTTCTTAAAAGATTGCTGCATAGACTGCTGCTGCTGATCAGGCGCTCCAGCCGTAGCCTGCGGTTGAATATTGAACGTCTGATTCGTTCCGCCACTAGCTCCACCAGCTTGGGGCTGATTGCCATAAAAAGGATAAGTAGGCTGCTGCGTTTGATCTACTGATCCGCCGTCTGCGTACTTTTTCACTTTGCCGCCTTTTTTGTAAGCGTTACCCATTTCGTCTACACGCTCTAAAGGTTTCATTTTGTCTTTGTGCTCTTTAATAACTGCCGCCGCTGCTTTAACACCGGATTTAGAAGGAGACGATCCTTTTTGGTCAGCGTATTTATTTTCTTTGGCTGCTTTGTTATAAGCAGTAATTGCTTTTCTTCCTTCAACAGAATAATCTTCATACCCCGTATATTCAGGGCTATTTTGATATTCTTCCAATTCCTCTGATTTAGATTTTTTAGACATTAGCAGATCCTGCCTTTCGTTTTACCGCGCTGGGCTATACCGTCACCACGGCTAGATGCGCTTAAAACTTTTCCACCAGAAGCCATCTTGATAGATCCGCCAGCCTTGCGGCCTTTCATCTTGTCATACATAGATGAACGGAATGGTTTGTTTTCCATCGTGCCCATGATTGCTTCACCAATCTTGCGCAATGGAGGAACTTTTTTATCATCAGTTTTAAGCGGGAAAGATTGATCAGCACGATCTCTATCACGAGTAGGAAATGATTGAGATTCTGATTTTGCAGCCGCTTTCTTTACTGTTTTCTTCTTTACTACAGGCGTATTTACTTCATTATCATTGCGCTCAAACTTTGATTCGCCTGACTTAAAGCCAGAAGCTATACCTTTAGGGGACTCTGTTTCTGATTCTTTAATGGATTCAGAAATGTATTCTTTAGGGCCAGAGAAGGGTGATGTAGCACCAGCACGTTTACCCATGGTTTCGTAATCATCTACACCACTAGATGTTGGACGGTCTTCTGCCGCGCTTGATTTACCACCCATCAGCTTGCCTATGCCAGACTTAACATCATCCATGGAATAATTTTTTACCTTTGGCATGAAACGACCGTATCCACCAAATTTACTATCATCTGCAAATTCTTCTTCGGTGCGAGTGCGAACATTTGTTCCGCCTTCAGCAAATTTTTTAACTTTACGTTTCATAATTTATCCTTTTTGCGCAATAAGCTGGTCAATGCGCGCCTCAAGTTTGTCAAAGCGTTGGTCAATGTGGTCTGTAATTCGCTCAACTTCTGCATTAGTGACGTTATCACGGGCAATCTCCTCACGAGTCTTGTTCAGCAATATCGTAATGCGCGCTAGTTCAGCAAACTTTTCGTGGGCTACATAAGCAAAAAGCCCAGTAAATAGACTTAATACAGTCATCCACAGGCCATTTATATCTAGCATTTCCACTTCCTCAAGGATTTGTTTATACGACTATCTGGATCTTTTGCCGTCTTTGCGGATGTTAACTTCTTCTTCATCCCCTCCATCCTCGCGCAAAATGACTTCTTCCGTGAACCACCTTCTGGTTGAGGGGCTTTCAAACCTGGCTTCCCCGGATTGGCTGCGTTGTAAGACGCCCGTCCTTTGGCGTTTAATCCGCCCGACGGAGCTTTGCCTTCCTTTCGCTGCCATGCCGGAGACTTAGCCATAGAACACCGTGATAGCCGCATTAGATGGCAAAACTACATAAACACCGTTTCGAAACAAAACACCTTCGCCGGGTATTAATGTGGCAATAACAGCCGTGTTTACAGTTAAGTTTAGCGTTATTGATTCTGTACCAGTATTGCTTGTGGCGTTATCCCAAAATTGTATTTCTCCGGCAACACCGCCCGGAGCAACTTGATATCCCTTAACACGAGTACGACCGGCAAAAACAACACCACTAGAGTCTCTATGCCCCGCCTTAACGTCTGTTTGCATAGCCATAATGGCCCCCTATTAGACGCTCTGTTGACCAAACTGATAGTCAGTAACGTAGTAAGTAATGAAGCCGCCAACACTTCCATTACCAGGGCTACCTTGACCGGATTCAATAGTTACGACGGTATTAACTGAAGCATTAGCTACGGTACCAAGACCTGCACCTGCGCCAGTAGCGCCAGTGTTAATAGTGCGAGCTGTAGTTGCGGTAGAGTTGGCTACGTAAAAAGAAGAATTAGAAATACCGCCAGTAATGGTTGTAAATCCAACATTAATAGTGCCGGATGTAATTGGAGAAGTAATAGTCACGGACATAACAACAGCGTTAGCTGGAAGAATAACTATGTCTGTTTGACCAGAAGCTACAGTAGCGTTGGCTGTAGTTGTGACGTTGGAGTCAAAGAAGTTAGCAACCATTACGCCGGAGCCGCAATATGCTTGACGGGTCGTGTCGCCGCCGCCAGAGCGCCAAATACTTTGGGTGGTAGAAATAGGCATTTTAAATTTTCCCTCATGCGGTTAGGTGATGGCAGTCTGCATGAAGTCAGCCGGGACTGTCTGCCACACCGGGTATTCCCGGAATTTGAATCTTTATAGCATAAATCTATGGAAAAAGGGGACTTTCACCCCCTTTTTCTATCGCCTAATTAAGCGCCTTGCGAACCGAACATACCCAGTGGGTCTGAGAATCCGAAAGAATAACGCTCACGAGACTTATAACGCACGTTGCCAGTATCAAAGTCACCGTCCATCGAGTTCGACAAAGGTGTACGAATAAAATACTTCATGCCGTTTGGAACGTCAGTGGTCAAGAACCATGCGTTTGTGTCGGTCAAGTAGTGGTTAATCGTATAGCCTTCTGGAATCGAACCGTTGTTCTTCAATGCGTTGATATCGTTGTCGTTAGTACCAACACGCAAGCTGGTTTCTAACAGACGAGTAGCAACGAACTGGAGAGCCGATGGAACAATCAGCTTACGTGGTTTAGCGGCGATCAACAGGTCACGTTCATCAGTCCAAGCTGCGATCTGAATAACTGCGTTTTCCAACGAAGTTTCATTCAGGTCAGATTGGGTTGCTGGCGTGTTGCTGTTTGTACCACCAGAGACTAGCGGGTGCTGAGTTGAGAACAGAGCAACGCCATCGCCACCTGGGTAGCTATTGGAGAAGCCGTTGTTAATAACAGCAGCAGCTTTTACCTGTTTGGTATAAGCCATAGCACGAGCCAATGCCTTGGTGTAGCGAGCCGACAAAGAGTCGTACAAGTTATCCTCGATGGCCTCTTCGGTCAGCGAGAAACCAAGTGCAATAGTTTCGTGGTTGTATCGTGCAGTCCAAGCTTCTTGACCGTTGTCGTAACGAATGGCGGAGCCTTCATTTTTGACAGGTGCGGCTGAGAAGCCAGACAGTTTTGTTTCTTCTTCGAAAGAACGCTCGGAGGTCTCTGTTTCGTAGATCTCTTTGTGTTCTTCACCGTAACGAGCGTACTCCAAACCGAACAAAGCGTTCAGGCCAGGCAGCAGCTCTTTCAATAGTTGTGCGCGTGAAATAGCCATGTCTTACTCCTTAAACGCCAGTCGGGTTGAGATACGCATGCCCGCCGGTAACAGTTGACGTAACTACGTTCGTGGCATTAGTAAATGTCGAAACGATGTACGGTGCATTAAACTTGCAGATAAACTCGCAATAACCGTTGGAGCTGTTACCAGTATCTGGCACAAAGTCAACGATGCGAATTGGGAAGGAAGCTGTAGTAGCAGTATTGCCACCAAAGATACCTACTGCTGAGTCACCTGTGTTGTTTGAGCCAGCGTTCTGAGCCAGAACTGCATTCTCACCAACAATAGCTGGACCGTAAAAAGCTACGGTAGTGCCGCTAGATACAGTTGCTACCTTAAACAAAACATCAGGATCATCAGCTACATAAGCCTGAATATCCGATGCAACTGTGCCAGCAGGATAGCTTTGAAAGAACAGCTTCTGCTTGGTGCTTGGGTTTGTGTAAGTACAACCCATAAAAATACCAACGGGCGTAGCTGTGCTAGTGCCGGTATCTTTTTCGATTGTGCCGTTAGATGCGCGCTTTACTACATCGCCAAAGAAGATGTCAGTGCCGTAACCGCTGGCAACAGGCAGCAAGCGAGTAGATCCGGCGAACACCTGTCCACCGATCAAATTGACCGGTAGCAAGCCGTAAGGCTTGGATACAGTTGGATATGCCATTGTTTACTCCAAAAAAATTAACTAGCCACCACCCTTAGAAGTCGATGATTTCGACTCTTTGAATAGCGGCATACGAGGGTCGTTTTGTCGCATTAAATTGTTATCCACAGACATGATCTGATCTTCAGATTGCTTGAGGTAGTGGTTGTTTCTTTGATCCACAAACTCTAGCGGGGTCTTGCAAAGTAACAATCCGCCGACTTCAATGCCATCCTTAAAACGGCTACTTTCATCGACTAGCAGTTGAAATTGTGGCTGCTCTTCAATCTTGACTGGCTCCCAACCTTCTCTGAGTTTGGCAGAGTAGTTACGTGGGTCAGAAGTTCCTTGAAGCGCAACACGAATCCATCTATACGCATATCCTGGGAGCTTGTCTGGTTCTGGCAGAAGCTCTGCGGGTTTCCACTGCTTAGG